GTTACTGCAAAAAAGCTGGCTGGCTATTCAGACAATACGCCTACAGTGGACATCATATCTGCGATTAAAGATGAAGTACTTGAGCGTACAAACCTATATCTGGCTCGTAATGCTCCTCGTGCTGCTGTGGCTATGGCGGGTGCAATTCTTGACCCAACTGAGTTGGGCATTAAAGAAAAAATGAATGCTGCTCGTGAGATCCTTGATCGTACTGGTCTGGTCAAGACAGAGAAGGTTCAGGTAGAGGCAACAAACGGATTGATGATTCTTCCTCCTAAGGATAAAGATAAGGATGAGGAGTAGTATTGGTAGGTGGCTACTGCCACAACCAGTAGATGCAGTAAAAAAGAATAACTGGATTCAGATACCAAACCTAAGAAGCAATAGATCTCTTAAGCCTCCATTTGGTTATCGTGAATGTGAAGATAATCCAGATGTGTATGAACCGATACCGACAGAGTTAGCAGCATTAGAGAAGGCTAGAAAGCATTTAAAGAAGCATACGTCTAGACAAGTAGCTGCGTGGTTAACAAAACTAACAGGAAGATCGATATCGCACAAAGGATTATTACAAAGGCTGAGGTATGAGCAGTACAATAAAACGAAAGCATCCACCCTCAGATCTTGGGCCAGAAGGTACAAGAAAGCGATCCTCCTCGCTGAGAGGTACGAAAAGAAGCCGGGGGCAAAAAAACAAAGCGTCCTCCAACAAATCGGAGCAGAGGACTGGGGAGAGCGAGACAGAACCTTCGTCAACCTCACCACTGATCCTGACGGAACAAGACGAGTTTACAAGTTATGCGGATGTAGATGTGAACACTGCAGTAACGCTGGAAGAGCAGAACATAATCTTCAAGCCGAACCCGGGACCACAGACATCCTTCTTAGCAGCAAATGAACGTGAAGTACTTTATGGTGGGGCAGCAGGGGGTGGTAAGAGTTATGCCATGCTTGCAGATCCGTTGCGTTACATGCAACACCCACAGTTCAGTGGATTGTTATTGCGACATACCACGGAAGAGTTACGAGAACTGATTTGGAAAAGCCAAGAGATGTACCCGAAGATTTACCCGGGCATCAAATGGTCAGAAAGAAAGATGCAGTGGATAGCACCAAGTGGTGCAAGGTTGTGGTTCTCGTATCTGGATAGAGATGAAGATGTACTGCGGTATCAGGGTCTAGCATTTAGTTGGGTAGGGTTTGACGAGTTGACGCAGTGGAGTACTCCGTTTGCATGGAACTACATGCGGTCTCGCCTACGTAGCACAGCACCAGATCTGCCGGTGTATATGAGAGCTACAACCAACCCGGGTGGTCCCGGACATGCGTGGGTTAAGAAGATGTTTATTGATCCTTCTGCTCCCAACAAAGCATTCTGGGCTACAGACATAGATACTGCACAGACGCTGACGTATCCTGCAGGACACAGTAAAGCAGGTCAGCCTTTGTTTAGGCGTAGGTTTATACCTGCGATGCTAGTAGATAATCCTTACCTTGCTGAGCAGGGGGATTATGAAACGATGCTCTTATCATTACCTGAGCATCAACGTAAACAACTGTTAGAAGGGAACTGGGATGTATCTGAAGGGGCAGCGTTTGCAGAGTTTAATAGATCGATACATGTTATCGAACCCACGGATATACCACGTAACTGGGTCAAGTTTAGAGCATGCGACTATGGGTATGGTTCTTTTTCTGCTGTACTGTGGTTTGCTGTAAGCCCTTCAGAACAGATTATTGTTTACAGAGAGTTGTATGTAAGTAAAGTCTTAGCAAAAGACTTAGCAAGAATGGTAATGGAACTTGAGCAAAACGATGGACAGATTCGGTATGGCGTTCTCGACTCAAGCTGCTGGCACAAGAGGGGAGATACTGGCCCTTCACTAGCAGAGCAAATGATTAAAGAGGGATGTAGGTGGAGACCCTCAGATAGGTCTGCCGGTTCTCGTGTGGCAGGCAAAAATGAAATACATAGAAGATTACAGGTAGATGAGTTTACGGAAGAACCACGTTTGGTGATCATGAGCAATTGCACAAATCTCATAGCTCAACTACCTATTTTACCGCTAGACAAAAGTAATCCTGAAGACATTGACACTAAGGTAACTTTTGATCACTTGTACGATGCTTTACGATATGGCGTTATGAGTAGACCTCGATTTAGTATTTGGGACTATGACCCAGCTAAATCAAGACCTTCTCAGTTTGTACCAGCCGATCCTACTATGGGGTATTGACTTAGATAATGGCAAAAGAAAACAACATGGAAGATACAGCCGGGAGTCTTAAAGACGTATCTGATGCTTCAAAGGAAAGTTTAATTGTTTCTCCTTTGGTTAATCATGTCTTAGATTTATTCAATAAGTCTGAAACTGCTAGACGGTTTGATGAAGACCGTTGGATTAGAGCTTACAGAAACTACCGGGGTTTATATGGACCTGACGTTCAGTTTACTGAAGCAGAAAAGAGCAGAGTATTTGTTAAGGTAACCAAGACAAAAGTACTAGCTGCTTACGGACAAATCATCGATGTCCTTTTTGCTAACAACAGTTTCCCACTAAGCGTAGAGCCGACTGTTCTACCTGAAGGCGTAGTGGAAGATGTTCACTTTGACCTTAACGAAAAAAGAGTTAGAGATGCTGCTCCCAACTTTTCTCCTTACGGGTATCGTGGTGATGGAAAAGATCTTCCCCCGGGAGCAACTTACAAAGATCTAGTAGACAGACTTGGTCCTTTGACAGACGAGTTGTCTGGTATTCAAAATCTAAACGAAGGTCCGGGAGTAGCCCCCTCTGCAGTGACGTATAGCCCAGCTATGGTTGCTGCTAAGAAGATGGAGAAAAAGATTCATGACCAGTTAGAAGAAAGCAATGCCACAAAGCAGTTGCGTTCTGCTGCATTTGAATTGGCTTTGTTTGGTACCGGTATTATGAAAGGTCCGTTTGCTGTAGATAAAGAGTACGCAAACTGGGATGATGAAGGCAACTACGATCCAACAATTAAAACTGTACCACAGTCTTCACATGTAAGTGTTTGGAATGCTTACACAGATCCAGATGCAATCAACATGGATGAATCTCAATTCTTTATCGAGAGACACAAGCTTAGCCGTAGTCAGTTGCGTACTCTGAAGAAGCGCCCAATGTTCCGTGCTAATGTCATCGAAGATGTCATTGACATGGGAGAGAACTATGTTAAGAAATATTGGGAAGATGATCTAAGTGATTATCAAACCGATACCGGCGTAAATCGTTTTGAAGTGCTGGAGTATTGGGGCATTGTTGATCGTGAGATGTTAGAAGACAACAATGTTCAAATGCCTACAGAGTTTAAAGACATGGATCAGTTGCAAGCTAACATCTGGCTTTGCAATGGCAGGATTATTCGTTTGGTTCTCAATCCATTTAAACCAACAAAGATTCCGTACTATGTAGTCCCATACGAACTCAATCCATACTCTATGTTTGGTGTAGGTGTTGCTGAGAACATGGATGACACACAGACGTTGATGAATGGTTTCATGAGGATGGCAGTTGATAACGCTGTTCTATCTGGCAACTTAGTATTTGAAGTAGATGAAACAAACTTAGTGCCGGGACAAGACATGTCTATCTTCCCGGGCAAGGTATTTCGTAGGCAGGGTGGTGCTCCGGGACAGGCTATCTTTGGTACCAAGTTTCCTAACGTATCCCAAGAGAACCTGCAGTTATTTGATAAGGCACGAGTATTGGCAGACGAATCTACTGGCCTGCCTTCTTTCTCGCATGGTCAAACAGGTGTAACTGGTGTAGGACGTACTGCATCGGGTATTAGCATGCTAATGAATGCTGCTGCTGGTGGCATTAAAACTGTTATCAAGAACATCGATGACTACTTGCTACGTCCTCTTGGAGAAGCTTTCTTTAGTTTCAACATGCAGTTTGACTTTGATAAAGAAATCAAAGGGGACTTAGAAGTTAAGGCACGTGGTACAGAAAGCTTAATGGCTAATGAAGTACGCAGCCAACGGTTAATGCAGTTCTTGCAGATTGTAAACAATCCTACGCTTGCTCCGTTTGCTAAGTACACATATATCATTAGAGAGATTGCTAAGTCAATGGATCTTGATCCAGATAAAGTAACTAACAGCATTGAAGAAGCAGCAAGACAAGCAGCACTAATTCAGCAGAATCAACCCCCTGTTCCTGCAGGAGTTCCTCCACAGCAGCAAGGAGTTCCCGGGCCTTCAGATACAGCAGGCACTGGCGGTGGAAACATTGGCATAGGGCAGGCTCCAACTCCGGGAGAGCAGGGCTTTAGTGCAGCACAAACACAACAACAGCCTCCAATACAGTAAATGGAAAACAAACAGTACTTAAGTAGTTTAAAAGTTCTTGTAAATACACCTAAACAATGGGGAGCATTTAATGAATTACTTGAATCAAATATTCTGCTTTATCAAAGAAAGCTTGAACAAGCTGTTGACATGGTTGAAATCCATCAAGCACAAGGTGCAATCCAAGCTCTAAGAAAGCTTAAACAATTAAGAGAACAAGTCAATGCAGAAAAACAATAATCCGTTTCAACCAAATAGCGCACAGCAGACTGTAGCTCCTGAGACAGCTGCGGTAATGCCCCCTATACCAGAGCCGCCTACTCCTGTGATTTATAACAATCAGATGAAGATGCCTCCGGGATTTGCAAAAGGTGGAATGCTTGCTGAAGGTGGAATGCTACAGGAAGGTGGTTCTGTAGATCCTGTCTCTGGTAACGAAGTTCCTACAGGGTCTTTAAAAGAAGAAGTCCGTGATGATATTCCTGCAAAGATCAGCGAAGGAGAATTTATATTTCCTGCTGATGTTGTTCGTTATATTGGCCTTGATCGTTTAATGAAGTTGCGTCAAGAGGCTAAGCAAGGTTTAGCTAAGATGGATGCAATGGGACAGATGAGCAATGCAGACGAAGCAACAATGGAAGATGATGCTGAGTTTGAATCTGAGATTGATGAAATTGTTAGTGGTGTAGAAGAAGAGGAAAGGGAGTACGCTACTGGTGGTGTTGTAACTGCACCTCAGTACGAAATGAAAAAGTATGTTGGTCCTCAGGGACAGACTACCTTCATTCCATTTTTAAATGGTGTTCCGCAACTACCAATTCCTTCTGGGTACACAGAGTTTACAGGTGCAACAACAGCACCTACTACACCTACAACCCCGACTACTCCGACAACTCCAGAAGCAGGTAGCGGGGGAACACAAGCTCCGGGAGTACCTGCTGCACCTACCGTACCAACCGTACCAACAGCAGGAAACGGTGGTGGAGATGGGGGCGGTACTTCTGGTGGGCCTTCTGGGGGTTCAACAACAGGCGGACCTACGGGAGCAGGCACTGGTCCGGGGCAAGGCATTAGCTCTACAGCACAAAGTATTGGTCTTGGTTTAATGAATGTTGCAGAAAAAGCACCCACAATAGGCGTGATTGGTGCTATTGCAAAAGCGGTGGCGGGTGCCATAGGAAAGGGAATAACAGATCAACAAATAAATAATATAGCAGCATCTTTCGGTGCAATCACCGCTGCAAATCAAGTTCCCGGCATTGAGACATTTACGGATGTAGAAGGCAATGTTACCAGCTTCTCTACTCCAGCAACTATTGCAAAGTCAGACTTAGATACCTTTGGCGTAACTTCAGCAATGATTGATGCACAAAAGGCACAAGACGTTGATAATATGATGGAAGCAGCTTTTGCTGATCAACAAGCTATGCAAGAACAGGCTGCTCAAACATTAGCTCAACAGGTGGCACAAGAAGAAGCAGAAGCAGAGGCTACCGCTGCCGCTGAAGCTGCTGCTGCTCAAGCCTCTCAACAAGCTGCCGATGACGCTGCAGATCAAGCTGCAAGTGTAGCTGCAGATCAAGCTGCCCAGCAAGCTGCCGATGATGCAGCTAATACCGCTGCCGATGCTGCTGCTGATGCTGCTGCAGGTGAAGCTGCTGCTGCCGCTGGTCAAGCTGCTGACGATGCTGCGGCTGCTGCTGCCGATGCCGCTGATGCTGCCTCTGCTGCTGCTGATGGATCTGCTGCTGGATCTGCTGCTGACGGTGACGGTGATGGTGACGGGGATGGAGACGGTGACGGAGATGGAGCAGGCTCTGACGGTGGAGCAGGATCAGATGGCGGGGCTGGTTCCGATGGTGGGGCTGGTTCCGATGGTGGAGCAGGCTCTGACGGAGGTGCCGGTTCTGATGGTGGTGCAGGTGGAGATGGCGGAGGCGGAGACGGTGGAGGCGATGGTGACTACCGTGGCGGCTTCATTGAAAGAAAAAATAGAAAAGTACCAAAGCAAACCAACGCAGTCTCAAAACAAGGATTAGCAGCTAAGAAGAAAAAAAAGCCGACAACCAGCAAGGGACTGGCGGCTAAGAAGAAGTAAATCCCTTATTTGTAATGGCTACCTAATACCTATAGCGAAAGCTATACCACTGTTAGCCCCAAGGAGAAGTTATGAGTGAAGCAATTGTTGTTGATAATACACCCAAGGTTGAGCTTATTAAAACTACGGGTTTTGCTAAGCGGTCTATTCTAGATGAGCGCATTGCAAAAGAGGAGAAGGAACTAGAGTCTTTAAAGAAGGCAGACGTAGAAGAGAAGCCTTCTGAAGAAACTAGTGAGATGGATGAAGAACCAACCTCTGCAGAAGAGAAGAGTTTTAAGAAACGGTACGGAGATCTTCGTAGGCACAGCCAAAAGCTACAAACAGATCTACAAAGCCAGATTGATACACTTAAAACCCAACTAGAAAAGAGCACTAAAGAGCAGATTAAGCTTCCTAAAAGCGAAGCAGAATTAAACGAATGGGCTAAGCAGTACCCAGACGTAGCTAAGATTGTAGAAACAATTGCAATCAAAAAAGCTAAAGAACAGTCTATTGGCTTAGAAGAAAGATTTAAAAAGCTAGACGAGTTGCAGGCACAGACTTTGAAAGAACGGGCAGAGGCAGAACTTATGCGCCTACACCCAGACTTTGATAAGATCCGTGAGAAAGATGAATTCCATGAGTGGGTAGAGGCACAGCCCAAGTGGGTTCAGCAAGCTTTGTACGACAATGAAACGGATGCTATTTCAGCAGCACGGGCAATTGATCTGTACAAGGCTGACATGGGACTGGCTACTAGCAAAAAGGTTAAGAGGTCAGAGGAAAAGGATGCAGCAACAAGTGTCCGTACTTCCCGTGCTTCTGCCCCTGAAAGCGAAGAAACCGGAGTATTCCGGGAGTCTCAGGTAGATAGGATGTCTGCCCAGCAATACGAAGCTTTACTGCCAGAGATTGAAGCTGCAATTAAATCTGGTAAATTTGTTTATGATTTGTCAGGTGGAGCACGGTAAAAACTTGACAAACCCAGAAAAGTAAGTATAACTCTGGGTACACGAATGTACTTTTGCTGTTTTAGGGTGAACGGGTAACCCCCTTCTGATTTTCAGATAGCCCTTTTTCTTTGTATCTTCTGCCGCTGCCAACAGCCAACCAGAACAATACAAAACTTGTAGCGCAAAACAACGAACACGGATATACCTGAACAATTGTCAGCCCGTTGTATAAGAGGGGGCACCTTCTACTATAACGCACCTAACAATGTCAGCCTCTGGTGGTAGTGTTTAAGCGTATTAATTTGGTTCACATGGGGTGAACTTAAATTACTTTACTTTTTCATTGTCTACTAGGAGGACATAATCATGGCATTTAAAACCGCCGCTGGTTACGGTAACCTGCCGAATGGTAACTTTTCCCCAGTTATCTATTCCAAATCCGTACAACTTGCATTCCGCAAGGCTTCCACTGTTGAAGCAATCACAAACTCTGACTACTTTGGCGAGATCGCCAGCTTTGGTGATAGCGTTAAGATTATCAAAGAGCCAGAAGTTACTGTTAAGGACTACGCTCGTGGCACACAGATCACAGCACAAGACCTTGATGACGAGGACTTCACGCTTGTTGTTGATCAAGCTAACTACTTTGCATTTAAGCTTGACGATATCGAAGCTGCTCACTCGCATGTAAACTTCATGTCCATGGCATCTGATCGTGCAGCTTATCGCTTGCGTGACCAGTATGATCAAGACGTTCTTGGCTATCTCTGCGGCTTTGAGCAGTCAACCAAAAACACAAATGCAGGCACAGCACGTACAACTGCTCCCGGAACAAAAGCTGTTACGACAGCAGGTTCAGATGAGTTGTTGACTTCGATGAAGCTTGGCAAAGCCAGCTTTGGTAACATCACAACAAGCGGTGCTACGACAACCCATTCGATTCCTATTGCTCCACGTTTCCCCGGTGCAACATCAGCGTCTGGCGCAACAGTTTCCCCGCTTGCTATCATTGCTCGTATGGGTCGCCTGTTGGATACACAGTTTGTTGACACAGCAGGTCGCTGGCTCGTTATCGATCCAGTATTCCTTGAAGTCCTTAAGGATGAGGACAGCCGTGTATTGAATGCAGATTTCGGTGGATCGGGCCTGTTGAACGGTTTGGTTCTCAACAACCTGCATGGTTTCAAAGTCTATGTTTCCAACAACCTGCCCAAGATTGGTACAGGCCCGGGAACAACAGGCACAGCAAACCAGTCTTCAAACTTCGGTATCATTGTTGCTGGTACTAACGCTGCTGTAGCAACTGCCCAGCAGATTACTAAGACAGAAAGCTATCGTGATCCTGATAGCTTCGCTGATATTGTGCGTGGTATGCACCTCTATGGTCGCAAGATTTTGCGTCCTGAGGCAATTACCCTTGCTCGTTACAACGTGGCTTAAGGAGAAACATAAATGGCTACATTTAACCTTCGTCTGGGTTCTACCCGTTCTTCAACTGCCGCTAACAGCATTGCTTCTTTGCCTGATGTACGCAAGCAAGCATACATGGTTGAAGAAATACTGGATATCAGCAAGATTGCAAACTACACTTGCACAAACGGTGACGTTTTTGAAGTGCTTGAGATCCCTGCTGGTACCTTCATCGTTGCTGCTGGCGCAGAAGTTCTGACAGCATTTAACGGAACTACGCCTACAGTTGATATCGACTTTGCTGCTGGTGATGATATTGTTGACGGGCAGTCTGTTACTTCAACAGGCTATCTAGCTGCCGGTTCAAACGGCGGTGCTAACAATACAGCACAAACAACTTATACACAGTTGGTTACAACAACAGACACAATCGATGTTAAATTGATCTGTGCTGCTGCTAACGTAACTTCTGGAGTAATCCGTGTTTATGCAATCGTTGTTGATGTTGATGGCGTTGCAGAAAGTGCTGATGAAGTTGATCGTGATCAGCTTGCTTAATAGGTAAGTTGTAAGGGGCGGTACCTCACAAGGGTGCTGCCCCGTTTTATATTTATGCATTTAAAAGCAAATCAAATTCATTTTCCAGACAGACTGATAAAAGTAAAACTGTCTGATACTAAAAACACATACGGAATTGAACCAGAACAAAAGTGGATTGCAGCTTTATTTAATTCAATAGACAAACGTGGGATGTTGCATCCCATTTTGGTATGTAAAGAAGAAGCATTAAAAGATGGTGGGGATTTAGATACCCTCATAAAAGCACCAATAGAATTTTTAAATGTTCATTGGCGAGTAGTAATAGGGAACAACAGATACCACTACGCACTAGATAAAAAGTATAAGAGCATAGATGCGTATGAGATTAAGACAAAAGAAGATTACCAATTATTACAGGACACCACTGTACTAGAAGCGCACCAATTCTAAGGAATAATAATGGCGTATGACTTTTTAGGTTTAGTTAATGATGTTAATAAACGGCTTAATGAAGTTGAGTTAACGTCATCTAACTTTGCAGCTGCCGCTGGATTTTATGGTCACGCTAAAGATGCAGTCAATGCTGCCCTTCAAGACATTGACCAACAGCAGTTTGAGTGGCCTTTCAATTTTACAAGTCAGAACGTAACACTAACGGCGGGAACAACTCGCTATGCTCTTCCATCCAATTGCAAGTCCCCAGATATGGAGAGCTTTCGTATTCAGTTTAATAGTACATTAAATGTAGCCACAACTAAATTACAAAAAATTACATATGATGACTATTTAAAAAGATTTGTTGATCAAGAATATAACACTAGCACAGGAATAAGAACTGTTCCTCTTTACGTATTTCGTGCTCCAAATTTATATTTTGGAGTAAGCCCCCTACCCGATCAAGCGTATACACTAACATACGAATACTATAAAGCCAATACAGATCTATCCTTATACAGCGATGTGCCGGTTGTTCCAGAGGCGTATCGTCACGTAATTATTGATGGTGCAATGTACTATGCTTATATGTTTCGTGGGAACACACAAGATGCTGTTGTCATGAAAGAGAAGTTTAAAGAGGGCGTAAAGAGTATGCGTACCATCTTGATCAATCAGTATGACTATATAACTTCTACAATGATTGAAACAGCACCTAGAGTTTCCTATGTTTACAGGATTGCCTAATGCCTGACCGCTGGTCAACGTATGCTTTTGATTTCAGAGGGGGGCTAATAAGTGACTTGTCACCTCTGCAACAGGGCATTAAACTCCCGGGTTCAGCAAGAGTTTTACGGAACTTTGAACCTTCCATTGAGGGGGGTTATACTCGTATAGCTGGATACGAGAAGTATGATAGTGCTTTTGTTCCTGCTTATGGAGAACCAAAAGTACACGGCGGTAGTCAGACAGGAACTACTTTAATAATAGGAAACCTGTTTCAAGAACCAGTTGCAGGTTCAACACTTACTATTGCTGGTGTAACTGGTACTTATACGATTGCATCTGGTGGTGTTTCTTATAGCGCAACCAATAAACGTGCTACGTTAACTCTTACAACAAGTCTTGCTAGTAGTCCTGCGGATAAAGCAGCAGTTACTTTTACAAGTCAGACAGG